GCACAAGCTTTTACAAGCGAAAAGAAGCTTATTTTTACAAGTGCAAAAACGTCCAGTTATTCTTATCCAGCAGGGACAAATATCTCAGCATTAACAGGTTTGCAGGATGTGGTGCAGAGCGTGATCCCTTCCGGAACAAAAACAATCGGTGGAAATGTAGCACAAGTAACCGTTCGTTTTGATAATGACAGCATTGATCAGGCATATCTGATCCAGACTATTGGACTGTATGCAAAGATTGAGGACGGAGAAGAAACTTTGTTTTCTGTTACTCAGGCAACGGTACCGGATGAGATGCCGGTCCATAGTGAGGTATCACCATCAGCCTACATATATAATATTCAGTCCACAGTACAGAATGCATCTCAGATCACGATCACTGTAAATCCTACAGGTGCAGCTTCCGTACAGGATTTTTTGGATATACAAAATCCGGCATTTGATGATTCAGGAACCTCAGAAGAAATCAGCAGCTTTCCAGAGTTTCTTGATACAGTGAAAAGCAAAATGAATTTTTTCCAGTTTTTCCGGAATTTAAAGGCCGGGCTGCAGTTTGTTTTACATGCCGGCTCCATCGTCAATAACTGCGTGACCGATAACCCAAATCTTCCACTTTCGGCCGCCCAGGGAAAGGCTCTGCAGGATCAGTTAGCGACGCTAAATAGTAATTTAGATAGTAGTAAAATCAAAAGCGAATCATTTACCGCAACTGTGGATGACTATTCTCAAATTGCTATTAGGGTTCCTAATAAAACAATACTATTTGCAGTGACAGACACTTACATGCTTGTACCTCAAAATACCTTTGGCGATTTTCGAGTATTTGGACCACTTGCATATAAAAAATTAGATTCTGTACCCAAAGGCACAGTAATTACAGGGATAGCTTATTATATATGATCATTTTAGACCCAAACAATTCTACTACTATCCCAAAATACCATTCCCCATTTTGGAGCAGAACTTTGAGACATGGGAAATGCCATTGTTCTGGTATATGAAGCACCGTAACTGGTGCCTTTAAATACAATAATGTAGTTTTCTATATCTGAAAAAGGAATATCTGAAACTGTTTCAGTAAGCAATGCCATATGTATACCATCAGACATTTGCTTTATGATATTTAATAGAGTACCTGATGTAAACTTTTCGCCAACACCTATACGGTTATCTAAATTACTATATAGCTCATATTTCATGGTGGCTATTCCGTTTTTGCTGATCCTCTTTTACATTGTAAGTGTAGCAATAAACCTGCAATGTAAATGGAGGAAACTACATGGAAAAACTGAGGAACAAGATACTGGCTACATTAAAAACGGGAGGGAATTTTACAACAGAACAGTTAATTATTCTGGATCAGGTGCTGTGTCATGAAATGAGTGGGTATGAAGTAAGAGAAAAGACAATGGAGCTAATGGTGGAAAATACGGAGAACTGGCAGCTTTATGAGATATTTATGGTACGTAAAAAGCTTATAAATCTGTCAGATGGTACTTTGGGTCAATACAAAAGAGTTATTGAAGATTTTTTACGTTGGTGCCCTAAAAAGCTGAAGGATGTAACTGCTGATGACATACGTATGTATATGGTATATTACAGAAAAACTCACGACATATCTACCCGTACCCAGGATGGACACAGGCTGATCTTTAGTTCTTTTTTTACATTGTTGCATGATAATGGGTATATCCCAAGCAATCCGTCAGCCGCATTGGATCCAATAAAGTACAAAGCAAAAGTCAGAGAACCTTTATCACGTCTGGAAGTAGAAAAGATACGCCGTAAGTTCCAGAACATACAGGAAGAGGCTATTTTTGAAATGTTTTATTCCACAGGCTGTAGAGTATCGGAAGTTGCTGATATGAAGCTCTCTGATATTAATTTTGAAGAAGGATCCATAAAAGTATGCGGCAAAGGAAATAAAGAACGCTTTGTACATCTGACACCTAAGGCAATCTTGGCTTTAAAAGCTTACCTGGAAACACGAAACGATAATACAGATGCAGTTTTTGTGGTAGGTAAGCGAAAAACAGCCGGTATGGGGAAAAGCACACTGGAGAAAATCGTTAAAGAAATCTGTTCCAGAACGGATATACAAAGAACGGTCACACCTCATGTTCTGCGACATACATTTGCTACACATATGCTGGAGACCTCACCGATTGATGTTGTACAAACTTTGTTAGGACATGAAAAACTTGATATGACAAAAATTTATGCAAAAACAAGCATGATGGTGATAAAAGATAACTTTTATCGTTCCCACTTATAAACATAACGCTCTGGTAGATGATCCTGCCAGAGCTTTTATTTTACCTAAAAATATGAGGAGGTATCTCAATGGAAAAAATCAAACTCACAGGATCGGATCAGCTTTATGAGATCCAGAGTATCCGGCCAACATCGGAGCATGTGTTACAGATTATTTTTGCAGATGCTGTACCGGACTCCTGGGACGGTGATATCCAGTTGTATACGGCGGGAGCTGTTTTGGCAACCACATTGACCGGCTGGAACACCGTATATCGTGATGAGGGCCAGACAGTGTATCTATCGGATGATGGTAGCGTGTATACGCCACCTACTGATCCAGAGCCAGTTACACCACCAGAGCCGTATGTACCGACACTTGCGGAACTGCAAGCAGCCAAAAAGCAGGAGATTAGCCGGGCATGCGAGCAGACTATCTATTCCGGTGTCAGCGTGAATCTTGCAGACGGATCTACAGAACATTTTGCATTGACGGAGCATGATCAGCTCAATCTTTTTGGCAAGCAGGCCCAGCTTGCAGCTGGAATTGAACAGTTAGAGTATCATTCTGACGGTCGGCCGTGCCGGTACTACAGCGCTGCAGATATGAAGAATATTGTTGAAAAGGCCATGTGGCATGTAAGCTATCACACCACATACTGTAATGCCCTCAATATGTGGATTGTTGGATGTGAGTCTGCGGAAGAGGTTCAGCAGATTTTTTATGGTGCAGATGTTCCAGAACAGTACCAGTCAGAGGTACTGAAAGCATATCTTGTAAAGATAGCTGCTATGGCGGGAGATGATGTGAAGGATGCACAGACTGCTTAATAAGTATCTTTTCTTAGCTGATGTGGGCGGTGTACTCTATGTGCTGATCGAGTTGGCCTGGCGCGGCTGGAGCCACTGGACTATGTTCGTCCTGGGTGGTATCTGCTTTATTTACCTTGGACTTATCAATGAGATTTTCCCCTGGACTATGCCACTCTGGCAACAGGTTCTGATCGGCGCGGCGGGAATTACAGTGCTCGAGTTTTGTACCGGCTGCATCGTTAATCTCTGGTTCGGCTGGGGAGTATGGGACTATAGTGGGATGCCCGGCAATATCCTCGGGCAGATCTGTCCACAGTACATGCTGTTATGGCTGCCGGTGTCCTTGGCGGGAATCGTCCTGGATGACTGGATCCGGTACTGGAAGTTTGATGAAGAAAAACCACATTATACATTGTTTTAGGAGTAAGAAAAGATGAAAGAAATAATGCAGTACATAGCCGCGCACTGGGTTGCGTGGCTTTTTGCAACTGTCTCCGGTGTACTGGCTGCGGCATACCATAGATTAGCGGGACGTTTTAAAAAAGAGCAGATCAAGACGCAGGCTATCAACGCTGCTGTACTTGCGTTGCTTCATGATCGTATCTATCAGGCATGCACATTCTATTTAAAGAGAAAATATTGTACCGTGGAAGACAGAGACAATTTAGAATACATGTTTAAGCCTTATAAAGCATTAGGCGGAAATGGAACTGGTGAAGAATTATATAACAGATGCCTGGCTCTTCCTTATGAGCCAGCAGAAAGTGAGGGATAATATATGGATTTTGGAATTGCAAGTGTAGCAGCGATTACGGTGATCTGTTATCTTGGCGGTATGGCCTGCAAGGCAACTACCAAGGTCAAGGATGAGGTTATCCCAGTAATTTGCGGAGTGACCGGTGGTATCCTGGGGGTGGCCGGTATGTACCTTATGTCAGATTTTCCAGCAACGGATGTGATCAACGCTGCAGCCATTGGTATTGTATCCGGTCTGGCAGCAACCGGAGCGCACCAGGTCATCAAACAGGCAAGCAAGAAGTAGAAGGAGGTGATCCGACTATCTCCCGCAGGCAGTCCGGGTCATGGCTGCCATTTGCGACGTCGCAATTTATGT